CGGTGCTGTTCTACAACAAGAATGCCTTCCGCAAGGCTGGCCTTGACCCTGAAAAGTTCTGAGGCTACAATATGAACCGTGCGTGAGGCACAACACTGGCGGGTGATCCGCCGACAATGAGGATACAATTATGGACTTTGAATTCACTCCGGTCGATTCCATCGACAAGGTCCCGGAACAGTTCCGGGGAATCTACAAGCAGGGCGATGATGGCAAGTTCGTCCCGGACGAAGCCCACAAGGGGATCGTGGAGGCCGTGACTGGCCTGAACCGCTCCCTCAAGGCTGCTCGTGCGGAGGCGAAGGCCAAGACCTCCGTGGACCTGACCCCGCTGGCTGACTTCGGTGCGACGCCGGAGGAAATCAAGGCCAACATCAGCGCGAAGCTGACCGAACTCCAGAACGAACTGGCCAAGGGCGGCGAAGCCAAGCTGAACCTGGACAAGGTTCGCCAGGAGCTGGCCGATGCGCACGCGAAGGACCTGAAGAAGGCCGGAGCCCGCGCCGAAGCCCTCCAGAATCAGCTGTATGGGCTCCTGGTCGAGAACGCCGCCACTGCCGCCGTCGCGGAGCTGAAGGGCGTCCCGGAACTCCTGCTGCCGTTCATCAAGAACCAGGTCAAGGTGGTCGAGCAGGACGGTGAATTCAAGGTGTTCGTGGTCGATGCCCAGGGTGACCAGCGTTACTCGGGCGTGACCGGCCAGCCCATGACCATCCGCGAGCTGGTCAGCGAAATGAAGGCCAACGAGAAGTATGGCCGCCTGTTCGAGTCGGAAGCCCCGGCGGGCGGCGGCATGCCTCCGCGTGGCGGTCAGACGCCTCCGCGCCAGCAGGGCAAGGTCCTGACGGCCAACGAGAAGATCGCCCAGGGCCTCGCCAAGGGTCAGTTCAAGGCGGGTCGCGGTCGGGCGTGACGGATCGGGGAGGCCCCCAAGTTTGGCCAGGGGGCTTCCCTTTTTCGCAACTTGGTACTATACTGACGTCACTTTTGGTTGTATAGCCAGAGGCGAAGGCCCACAGGAGTGATTCCGCGGGCCGCGACGGAACACCGGGTGATCCGGCACGGCTGAAAACCGCTTGAGTCATCAACTTCTGAAGGAGGGCCAATCATGGCTTCTGTTACCCTTGCCGAAAGCGCCAAGCTGGCCCAGGACGAACTGGTTGCTGGCGTGATCGAGAACATCATCACCGTCAACCGCATGTTCGACGTGCTGCCCTTCGATTCCATCGAAGGCAACAGCCTCGCGTACAACCGCGAGAACGTCCTTGGCGACGTCATCATGGCCGGTGTCGGCACGACCTTCTCCGACGCGGGTGCTGGTAAGGCCGCTGCGACCTTCACCAAGGTCAACTCCAACCTCACCACCATCATGGGTGACGCCGAAGTGAACGGCCTGATCCAGGCTACCCGCTCCGGCGACGGCAACGACCAGACCGCTGTCCAGATCGCCTCCAAGGCGAAGTCCGCTGGCCGCAAGTACCAGGACCAGCTGATCAACGGCACCGGCGCGGGCAACGAGTTCGCGGGCCTGATCCAGCTGTGCGCCTCCGGTCAGAAAGCGACCACCGGCGCGAACGGCTCCAACATCAGCTTCGCCATCCTGGATGAGCTGATGGACCTCGTGGTGGACAAGGACGGCCAGGTGGACTACATCACCATGCACGCGCGTACCCTGCGCAGCTACAAGGCGCTGCTCCGCGCCCTGGGCGGTGCGTCCATCAACGAGGTTGTCGAGCTGCCCAGCGGTGCGGAGGTCCCGGCCTACTCCGGCACCCCGATCTTCCGCAACGACTACCTCCCGACCAACCAGACCAAGGGCACCGGCACCAACGCCACCACGATCTTCGCTGGTACGCTGGATGACGGTTCGCGCACCCACGGCATCGCCGGTCTGACCGCGACCCAGGCCGCGGGCATCCAGGTTGTGGACGTGGGCGAGTCGGAGGACTCCGATGAGCACATCTGGCGCGTCAAGTGGTACTGCGGCCTGGCTCTGTTCAGCGAGAAGGGGCTTGCCGCCGCAGACGGCATCCTCAACTAAGGGCTCGCCCCGCGACGGGGCGGGCGCTGCCCCGCTGTACCCGAAGGGCGGGCCGGTCATGGATCGGTCCGCCCTTTTTGCTTAATCTACCCGGAGAACTGTACAAATGTCCACCATCATCCAAACAACCTTTGTCCTGACCGGACCCCTGGCGGGCCGCACGATCCGCTTGGGCAGTCAGCCCTACCCGTTCGACGAGGGCCGCTTGACCATCACCGCTCCGGCGGAGGAGGTCGCCCTGCACGCCCGCTTCCTCGAACGCAACTGGCAGGCCTACCCGGAAGGACACCCGGCCCTGAAGGAGGTGCCCGATGGCCAGCGTGATCTTCAAGAAGGCTCCCAGCCGGACGGCCAACAGCCGGTACACAGCGACGTTCAGCCCAACGGGGGCGGGACTGAAGCCAGTGACGCGGCACCTGTCAGCGGCGGAGGTGTCGAAGCCGAAGCCGGGCAAGCCGGGGGTGTATCCGATGGGGACGGACAGCCGGAGGTCCTGACCGATCCGGCGAAGGAGCCGACCGTGGAGCTGAACACCAAGCTCCAGAAGGCGGTCCTGGGCCTGGACCCGGCGGACGACACTCACTGGACCAAGGACGGAAAGCCCGCGATGACCGCCGTGGAGAAGCTGTATGGCTCCGCCGGCATCACCCGCGCTGACGTGGAAGCCGTCGCCCCGGGCCACACCCGCGAGAAGGCGAAGGCCGCTCAGTAACCCAACCAACTCCGAAGGAGAAGCATCATGGCGAAATCCGGCACCACCAAGGCAACCGCCTCGAAGATGGTCAATGCCTCTAAGTCTGGCGTGCGTCACGGCCAGAACTCGAAGAACGTGGTCATGGGCGGCAAGTCCGCTCCGGCTCCGTCCGGCCCCACCGCCCCGATCAAGGGCATGGACAAGGGCGGGGTCTGACCCGTGTTCGGCTTCCCCTCCTCCAAGGTCTGGGCCGCGGCGGGCGTCCTGCTCGCCGTCGCCTTGATCGCCTTCGCGGGCTACGGCTACGGGAAGGCGGACGCGACCGCGGAGGCGGCGGAGGCCATGGACAAATACAAGGAGGAGGTCCGCGCCCGGGAACGGGAGCAGGAACGCCTCCTGGCTGAGGCCAACGACAAGAACCGTGAACAGGAGAAAGCCCATGAACAGCGTGTCGCAGACCTCCGGGCGGAGTTCGCCCAACAGCAAGCGGACGCCCGGGCGCGGGATGAGCGCACTATTGCTGATCTGCGGTCTGGCAATCAGCGGCTGCGCCTCCAAGTCTCCTCTTGTGGTGCGGCCCGATCCGGTGCGGCTGAGTCCGCCCCCGGCGGAGCTGATGGAGCCGGAACAGCCGAACTTGCGCCAGAGACTTCGGCAGCTCTCTGGGGAATCGCCGCAGACGGCGACCGGGCCATCAGGAAACTGACCGCCCTCCAGGCTTGGGCGCGGTCCGCCGTCCAGCTGTGTACCCTACCGCAACCGGAGACCCAACAATGAACATCGCCGCCACCCGCTTCCTCGCCCGACTGCGCAAGCGCCTCGCCCCCTTCCTGGACCTCACGGCCTGGGTCCTGCTCATCGCCAGCATCGTCCCGTTGCTGCTGATCGACCCGGCCATGGTCGTTACCCTCGCGCAGTGGACAGCGTTTGCCCTCGCGCTGGCAGGGATCACCGTTGTGATCACCCGTGTGGTACTACCCCAGGTGGACCTGTCGGAATGGCTCGCGCATGCCCGGGAGGGCTCGGTGGCTGGGGGCCTCGTGGTCCTCGCCGTCTCCCTGACCGTCTGCTTCACCTTCCTGGGATTGGTACTATGGGCAAAAGCCTGATTCACTTCGCCTTCGCGGTCCTCTGCTGGGCCTTCGGCTCCGTCGCCCTCGCCCAGGACGCCCGCACCTTCGTCCCTTCGGGGGCGAAGGTGTACGCGCCAGTGCTAGTCGAGAAGCAGCGGGAGGTCTGGCCGCAAGCCCCAGAGCCCTGGACCCTCGCCGGTCTGGTGGAGCAGGAAAGCTGTATCAGCCTGACTCACTCCCGCTGCTGGAACCCGCGGGCGGAGCTGCGCACCCCTCGTGAATACGGCTTCGGCTTCGGTCAGGTCACGGTCGCCTATCGCCCGGACGGCTCCGAACGCATGAACGTGTTCAACGAACTGCGCAACACCCACGCCTCCCTCCGCGACTGGACCTGGGAGAACCGCTATGACCCGGGCTTCCAGCTCACGGCCATCGTGGAAATCAACCGGAGCCTGTGGCGGAGGATCGCCGCGAACCCGGGCGCGACGGTCACGGACCAGTGGGCCTTCGTCCTGTCCAGCTACAACGGCGGGGCGGCGGGCGTCCTCCAGGATCGCCGCCTGTGCTCGAACACCCGCGGATGCGACCCGGCCCGTTGGTTTGGGCACGTGGAGACGCACAGCCTCAAGTCCCGCGTCCCGCAGCCCGGGTACGGTGGGCGGTCCTGGTTCGACATCAACCGCGGACACGTGCGGAACGTCATGACCGTCCGGCGGGACAAATACCAAGCCTTCTGGAGGACGTGATGGCGATTATCGTGCAGAACATCGACGGGACGGCGGTGGGCGCCAACGCCTACATCACTGTCCAGGAGTTCAAGGACTACCACGCGGACCGCGGGGCGGACACCTCCGCCTTCGATGACGAAGCCATCGAGGCCGCGATTGTCCGGGCCACGGACTACCTGGATCAGCGGTTCATCTTCGTGGGTGAGCGCCGTTATGGCCGTGAGCAGACCACGGAGTGGCCCCGGACTTCCGCCCGGGACCGTGACCGCAACTACATCAACGGCATCCCGCCGGAGGTGAAGGAAGCCTGCGCGGAGTACGCCCTGCGCGCCCTCGCCGCGGAGCTGAACCCGGACCCGGAGCGGAACGCCTCGGGCGTGGCGGTCCTGTCGAAGTCGGAAGCGGTCGGGCCCATCAGCGAGTCCGTCACCTTCGTGGGCGGGGCCGTGTTCCAGATGCCCAAATACCCGGCGGCGGACCAGAAGCTGGTCCGGGCCGGTCTGGTCCGCTCCGGCGGCACGTTGCTGCGGGGGTGATCCATGGCACGGTTTGACTCCGCTATCGCGCTGGCCAAGAAGCTGATCAAGAAGAACGGCCAGGCCGTGACCCTCCGGGGCTTCACCGCCGGGGCCGCTCCCGATCCGACGAAGCCGTGGAAGCCGGGCGGTAACGTCCCGGCGGACCAGCCCATCGAGGCGGTGTTCCTGGACTATGAGCAACGCTACATCGATGGCCAGACGATCCGCATGGGCGACCAGCGCGTGTTCATGCCAGCGGAGGGCTTGACAGCTCCGCCGGAGGTCGAAGGCTTGGTGCTGCGCGGCCAGGAGGTCTGGAAGGTCATCGCGGTGAAGCCACTGAACCCGAACGGGCAAGCGATCATGTATGAATTGCAGGTGCGCCAATGACCCTCCCGACCTTTGACAGCGCCCGCGACGAAATCCTTGGGCTGTTCAACACCAAGTGGACCACGGACACCCCGGCCCTCAACGGCGGGGCTCCGATCCGCGTGGAATGGCCCGGGGTGGACGCGGGCGACCCTCCGCCCGCGGACAAGCCCTATGCCCGGATCACGTTGCGCCACACGACTTCGCGGCAGGCGACCTTCGGACCCACCGGCGGTCGCCGCTTTACCCGTCCCGGACTGATCACGGTACAAGTTTTCACGCCCCTGTCGGGTGGACAAGGCTTGTCTCTTGCTGAAAAATGCGCGATAATTGCCCGGGACGCCTTCGAGGGGCGAGGCACCGCGAGTGGCATTTGGTTCCGCAACGCCCGGATTCAGGAGATTGGACCGGACGGGACGTGGTACCAGATGAACGTCCTGGTGGAATTTGTGTATGACGAACTGCGGTGAACCCCTCGCCCACTTGATATAAGGAGCTGAACATGGCCAACAAAATCGACTCCAACGTGACCGGCCTCCGGTACGCTGAGGAAACTGACATCAAGACCCTTCCGGGCTCGCCCGTTTGGCATCCTCTGGAGCCGAACAGCTACAACGACTTTGGTGGCCAAATCAGCACCATCGCCCGGAACCCCATCAACCCGTCTCGCCAGCGCAAGAAGGGCGTGACGACCGACCTGGACGCCTCCGGCGGTTTCGCCCAGGACATCACCCAGACCAACCTGACCCGGTTGCTGCAGGGCTTCTTCTTCGCGGACATCCGCGAGAAGCTGACCACGGCTCCGATGAACGGCACGGCGGTGGTCCTGACCGGCGTGACGGCGGTGGACGACACCTATGCTGCGGCCTCCGGCCTCGCGGGCTTCCTCGCGGGCGATCTGGTCCTGGCCTCGGGCTTCGGCCAGGCGGCGAACAACGGCCTGAAGCAGGTCGCCAGCTCCACCTCGGGAACCGTGGTGGTGGGGGACGGCCTCGTGGATGAAACTCCCCCGGCTGCGGCCAAGCTCCAGAAAGTCGGTTTCCAGTTCGGCTCCGCGGAGATCAACGTGGACGTGTCGGGCAGCTATCCGCGCCTGGTTCGCGCCTCGGGCACGAAGGACCTGACGACCCTGGGCCTGATCCCGGGCGAGTGGGTGTTCATCGGCGGGGACGCAACCGCGACCAAGTTCACCAACGCGGCCAACAACGGCTTCGCCCGCGTCCGCGCGGTCGCCGCCACCTACATCGAGCTGGACAAGACCGCATCCACGATGGTGACCGAAACCGGAACCGGCAAGACCATCCGCCTGTTCTTCGGCAACGTCATCAAGAACGAGGCCGCAGCGAACCTGATCAAGCGCCGCAGCTACCAGCTGGAGCGTACCTTGGGCCAGGACGCCAACGGCACCATGTCGGAGTACCTGGTGGGCGCGGTTCCGAATGAGATGAGCCTCCAAATCCGTCAGGCCGACAAGGTCACGGCGGAGCTGAGTTTCATCGCGGTGGACAACGAGCAGCGCGACGGCTCCGTGGGCGTGAAGTCGGGCACCCGTCCCGACCTCGTGGAGGCTCCGGCCTTCAACACCTCCTCGGACTTCAGCCGGATCAAGATGCACCTGGTCACCGCCGGGAACGCGAACCCCAACCCGCTGTTCGCCTTCCTCACGGAACTGACCCTGACCGTGAACAACAACGTCTCGCCCAACAAGGCGGTCGCTGTCCTCGGGGCCTTCGACGTGAGCGCGGGCACCTTCGCGGTGTCGGGTTCGGTCACTGCCTACTTCGCGGACATCGCCGCGGTTCAGGCGGTGCGCAACAACTCGGACGTGGCGCTGGACTTCGCCTTGGTGAAGAACAACGCTGGTATGGTCTGGGACATCCCGCTGATCGCGTTGGGCGACGGTCGCCTGAACGTGGAGCAGGACCAGCCCATCACCCTGCCCCTGTCCATCGAAGCGGCGGAAGGCTCGAACAAGCACACCCTCTTGTTCAATGAATTCCCTTACCTTCCGAACGCTGCTGACGTATAATCAACCCGTGGCGGGCTCCGGCCCGCCCGAACCCTCTCAACCGCGGAGAAAACGAGAATGAGCCTGTATAAACTGTTCAAGACCGACGAGAACCTGGAAACCGACGGCATCTGGCTGGAATACGGTCAGACCGAAAAGGGCGAGCCGGTCCGCATCAAGATCGCGCGAGCCGGTGGTCACAACTCCTCCTTCTCGAAGGCCCTGGAGAAAGCCACCCGCCCCTATCGCAAGGCCATCCAGACCGGGATGCTGGACAACAAGACCGCCGACAAGCTGTACAAGGAGGTGTTCGCGGACACGGTGGTGCTGGACTGGATCAACGTGGAAGGGCCTGACGGCAAGCCGATGGAGTTCAAGCGCGAGAACGTCCTGAAGCTGTTCGAGGACCTGCCCGACCTGTTTGCGGACCTCCGCGAGCAGGCCAACAACGTGGCCCTGTTCCGGGAAGAAGTGCGGGAAGCCGACCTGGGAAACTCTGGGAAGTCCTCCACTACGGGTTCGAGCAAGGCCCCGTAGAACGGAAGATCATTGAGCAGTGTATGCGGTTCGGGATGCCGTTGCCCGACCGCATACAGAACGCCCCGGAGCTAAACCTTGGCTCAGAGCTATTCTACACGGGCTTTTTGGAGCTGACGTCATGTAGGCAAGTAGGCATGGGCCTGGGTCCGATTCCGTTGTTGGCCATTCTGGAGTATTGTGTCCTCAACGA